CTTTCTACACGGAACTGTCAGCAGCTGGGTCACATACATTCCGCAAAAGTCACGAGGAAGAATCCCGCCTCGAACAATGCCACAACACCCTGTTCATCATGAAGATTGTATCGGTGAAGCATTTAGTGTCCTTGACCTCATCATACTTCATTATCAATTGAAGATGATTCGGATCGCTAGCGAGGTGAACAAGAGTGCTCAAACTTAATGGTTCGCCATTCTTCACCTTCAAACAATGTGGACAGTAGTGCCACAACGCCTGAAGTCGCCGACGCTTGCGGCGTTCGAACACCAAGGCCGACTCCTGTACGTTCTTCCAGAAATCCTCATTATCATTTACCACAGGAATCAATGACATCATTGGAGAGCAAATGTCCGATTCTGGAATGTCCCCTGATTCCAGAGGGGCGCTTATGCTCTGGCGCTTTGGCGCCATTTGTAGACCGTGACAGCTGCTGGTTCGATTTGAGGAACCAGGTTTACACATGTGTTCCCACGTGGTGAATCAAACCCGGCCTTACACATGTGTAATTGTTGTGTAATTGTCAAACCTAACCGCCTCGTCATGGACCCGCTGGTGGAAGCGGCTCTGGAAGCGGCTCGGAAAGTGGATCGGAAAGTGGCTCGGAAAGAGGCTCGGAATTTCACACAATGTGGGACATTTGGATGTGTTCTAGCTAATCTCCACACTGGTCTCCACAAATTTGAACTCTCCACGAAGCGCGGGAATTGTTGTGTTCCTGTGCCCAACGTCACTGCCGACGTCGTCGAAGCAGCACGGCAGCTAGAGTGTCTGCACCATACTCCGAACGTCAAAGGATTTCTCGTTCAGCAGGCCGTCGTTCGCGTTATGCCAGAAGGGGTAGTCGTACCATGCACCTTTCTTCCCTCAATCAGGGTTCGGCGCAGATGGTCAGCAGAAGAGACTGGCACAGGTCGTGCAGCGTGGTACGCAGGCATCATTACTCACATCTCGGAGGACTACACGCTCGTCCAAGTCAACTATGATGATGGCGATCAGTGCTGGGAGGCGATTTCCGATTTGCAATTTCGATGAAGATTACCCACGTGATTTATCTTCATTTTTAGTGCATAACTTTTTATAATCTTCGAACATATTAAATGCACCTTATAATGGGACTCTTGATGGTATGGTCCCCACTGTGCGGAATATCGAAAAGCACTTTCAAACAAACCAAGCATAGGTTTTCACTAGCCCCCCTCGTTCAAATACATCACATAATACCTAGACAGTTCAGAAACCATCCTGTTGTTGCCGACTTCAATTTAGAAGATGGATCCAACTATATGTTTATGCCGAACGTACTAGGAAAACAACTGATTAACACGTGCAGACCCAACCACCAAGGGGGTCATGAAGCATACAACAGATACGTCCAGGCAAGACTTGACATCATAAACTCTGTGAAGGACCCATCTGAGCATCTAGACTGCGTTCAAAATCTTTCCCTATACTTGAGAAGACAAATATGTAATGGCTGTACAAATATACCATGGAAATAACTCAAACTTTTGTGTAATATTCAACAGTTTCACTAAAACTCGGCCATGCCACAACCACACACCCAGACATGGGATCTGAATTCTCCTCTAATGTTGATATCAATGGTTTGTGAATTAGTGCACGGCAACCTTGTTGTGGTTTTCTTGTTCCTTCAGTATTTTTAGTCGAGTTAGTTGCATTGAAAACATTTACACTGCTTTCTTTGTTTTCGATTTTTTGGTTATACAAATTGGGTATTTTATTTTTGTAAACATCAAAACTCAAAAAAAAGTATTTTACATCACTTTGTGTAAGTACCAACTTAACATTCTCCAAACCAGGCTGCTCTTTTGCTTCATTTTTTGATCTGGGTTTGTTGTGAACCATGTATCTGAATCTGTCCATGAATTCGCCCTTTGAGGGATTAGGATCGTGGATTGCGCCGAACCCTGCACAAACTCTAAATAACGGATGCTCGTTCAACTTGCATTTATTTGCACAGATATCGTACAGCTCCCACGCCATATTTATATCCACTTCACGTTGCAGCGAAGCTTTTTTAACAAACTCTGTGTTTACTTTAGTTTTGTAGACTCTCACTAGTTCACTAAGCAGAGACTCTAACATTTGGTGTGCCTCACTCAACTCCGCAGTGAAGCCCTTTCGATTATAAAGCTTTTTCATCCAGGGGTCTTCGTACTCACTAGCGTCGTTTGACTTCTTTGGATTCAACTCATATTTCCACACCCAATGGGTTCTCGTAAGTGGACACGGAAAATCAGCAACATGCGGGTAACGGATGGATCCGATAGTGTGAAACGACTGATTCAGATATGGTCTACAGTTTCTTAAATAATAAGAGTACCAATGAGAAGAATTATTAAAATTAGTATTACTTGCAGTAGACTGAGGAGTATGCATCTTGTTATTTTTTAATTCATTCACATTTCCTCTATAATATGATCCTATTAAAGTAGGGCTAACCGTATCCCATGTGTGCTTTTCGTGTTGGTTTTGGTCTTTATTGGATTTATTCATGGTCTCGTGGACAAAGTGGACCCTCCAATCAAATGGAATGTTGCAAAATTTTGGAAGTTCATCTGATATGGCAATAAGATTTTTGCGTTTCTCAGACACATACTTTGCGTAAAGCGGTTTCACATTCATTTTTTCCTTTTTCCTATAAACGCCACTCTCAAGCAACAAGTATTTTTTCATTGCCTCTTGCAAAACGAGTACAAGAATGTCTTTTTGTTCAGGATTGCTACCTACCACCAATGGTATATTTTTAGGATCGAGTACCTTCTTAATCTCTTCCACTGCCTCTGCTACAGAGTCTCCATACTTTTCCCACAGCCCGTATAAGGCATTTTTCTGTTCTATCCTGTTGTTCACATTTATCAAGTCTTTAACTTTCGACACTTTCGAAACTTTCCCTCTGTGATACTTGGACCATTGTATTACATTTTTTTTTGTGACCTTCTTCTTGTCCAACGGTATATCTGCTCCAAACAACTTTCTCACAAAATGTTCAGGTAACGATACGGACGACAAGTTTTTGCTGGATAACGTTAATATCAGTGTACTACTATTTGATGTTTTTACGTTCACCGATACATTTGCAAACTCTCCTTTGTTTTGTTTTGTGTATTTAATAGCCTTCAAACGTGTGCTTGCGTAATCTAATCCGTTCTTATTGGAAAATGGTACAGTGAATACTACATCCATCCCATTCGTAATTCTATAGTTTGGATTCGATGTTTTACTCAGTGAATTCTCTGACAGTAAATCTGCAAGGGTGAACTTGTTCATTTTGTTTTGTTCTAGTTTAAGGTTGTTCAACTTCACAGGTCCATTGCTTTGCTGACCATTTACTTGTACATTTTTGTTTTTATGTTTTATTCTACGATTTGCTTGATACAGAGCACGGGCTGCATCTTTTTCAATTTGCTCTCGAGTTTTTGGTCTTAAAAAAGTATCATAAATGTAAGTAAACATTCTAATGTTTATCTTACATTTTATTTTATTTGCTCACATAAAGTATGAATGGTGAAAACAATTTTGATATCGAAAACATCAATACGAACAACAATAAGCAAAAGATTATCAATCAGCAAAAGATCAATCAGCAAAAGATCAATCAGGAAAAGATCAAATCAAATAAAGCCCTACAACGCAGCGCAGTGCGTAACGCACTTCGAAGTATTGCACTGAAGACAAGCAACAACAACACTACATTTCCTGTCACAAAATCACAAGTTATAAAATATCACAATGACGCACTAAAAGAATTATCGAGAGATGAAGAATTCCTGCTGAAAGTTTTGCATCAAGATAAGGATACAAAATTCATCATGACTGTCCAAAAAATATCACTTCCTCAACCACTAAAGCCAACACTAGGACACATCGAAAAACAGAATTTTTTATATAATTTGGTAAGTGCCATTAAAAAAAAAAATAATACCAACAATACAGTAAATAATAATGACGAAGTTACAAATTTTACAAATTTTCCTTCAAACTTTCAATTAGACTTTGAACTATTCAAAATAAGTATTAATGATGGTAAAGTGATTATTCGATATTACCCTTATGCTCAATTAAGCATTTATATACGGTTGGATTACGAGCCACCGTCGGAAATCGCATCTCTCATAAAAAATATAAAGCTTCCAAGCACAAACTTCGATTTCAAGGAAAACATAGAGACGACTAAAGACAAGGTCACTGCGAAACTTATCAGTATTATCCTCGTTAGTCAAGTAGTGAATTACAAGAAGGTAACCCAAGCAATGCGAGAGGCATCATACCCACCCCGCTTCTGGCAGAGCACCAACTTAAAGGAAAAAGCACAAAACAACGCCACATTGATCAACAAGAACGCCGGTACTAACTTTTCCGGAAGTAAACTATCAAGAATTGAGCAGTTTCTGGAAAAGGTCGAGACATTGTTTGAAGCCGTTGCGCAAGGCAACTTTCGTGAAGAACAAATACCACGTATTATTCAATTATATAAATCACGCGCGACCAGGCGCTCATTGATAGAACAACAAAAATTTGCCGAGGAAATGATCAGACCTTTGAAGAAATACGAAACCGCGAGACAGAACCGTTTTAATGATGATACATTGAGTGAGAGCGACAAAATGATTGTAGCTTTGAGTGATAAGAACTTCGATGTAGCCTCCATGCTTACTACGATCATCACTATTGATAATACTCAATGTGCTGCCATACGTACCACAAAAGGAAGAGACTTTGGAATAATATTGAAATTCCCATCTAATAATGTCAACACAAATAGTCGTGGCCACGGTCCAACCGACATTGATCGCTGTATTGTCGGTCCAACTGACTTCACAACTCAAGGTCAAATAACTAACCCATCACTATTCTCTGCTGTACGACTAATTGCATCTTTCTGTTTTTTTTATGGATTTTTCAACAATCGCACATTCCTTTATTGGTTTTCACACTTGGATTCATTTCCTACTGATACGACGGGAAAGTTCTTCATTAAGGTATACAAAGAAATCACAAATAAAAAAATCAATAAATTGTTTAAAAAAATACCTAAAAACTTCAGTACTAAATTATTCAATCTTTTGAAAGCGTTTTGCGAAGCGAAAGCAAAACAACAGGAGCCAGAATTTATTTCGGTTATGAAATATTATTTCGATAAATAAAGTATGAAACTAGCTATTATTGATAATTTTGCCGTTATATATTTCAGTAATTGTTTTGCTTGTAAACAAGTGCTTATATCTAAAATTATGCTGTTGGAAAATAAGACAACTGATCAAATAGCATGGGCAATCAATGTTCTTTTACTCAGTCCGAAATGGAAGTGGATGCGCACTGGCAATTGCACTTGTCAGAAAACATGCAACGAATGCGTAGAGAAAAAGAAACAAATGACCAAGTTGGTTCTGACGCGTGGGTACGGTGTCCCACGAGCCGTCCACAACCCCCGACCCAAGACACTTCCTGACCTCGTCCAAATGTTGGACATGGGACGTATCGAACGTGTGCCACATACTTGAATCACCGCTTGGGCATTCCATACATGGATCCATCAACATTTCTACTTGGGCTCGACCATTTTTATTTCCTAACCACCTGGAGTTCAACCAGAAACAACACAATGAATCTTGTCCAACTGCTCCTTGTACCGCCTACCACCGTCTTGCCCATCCACGCTCTCCTTCACCCTCTCTTGATGGTTAAGAAACCGCGACCCCACTCGAGTATCCTCATCCGCCTCACACTCTAAATAACCAGAATTGTCATCGTACAACTGCTCCAACACATCTCCTTTCGCCTTGTTCTCCCACTCCTTCCCTCCCTCCTCATCAGGTACCACCACCTGGTAAATCGCCCGCTTCTGATTGGGGACACGCACGTTCTGATTCACACCTCCCGGAGCCCTTCGGTGTTTCAACTTGATGAACTGTGGCACCGCAGTGACAGGATCGGCCAATAACGCCTGGATCTGCTGTGGACTTATGTGATCGATCGACTCGTTTCCAAACGCGTTAATGTGTTGCTCCACCACATATTTGGTATTATTGGTGGTGTTGTTGTTCACAGTCCTCGGCTTCTTCGCCACTTGAATCAACTCCTTTATCTGTCCATCCTTTTCCTTTATTTGTTCATCCTTCGCCGTTAACTCCTTTTGGTAATGTTCATCCTTTGCCACTAGCTGTTTCTCTAGGGATGCTATACGAACATCCTTCTCATTTGGAATAAGTGCACAACTTTTCTTGTGACGTGACCAATTTCCTGGAAGACAGGTTGAGTATCCACATTCACACACACGTGTATCTTTATACCTTGTAGTTGGCATGTTATATACCATAATCGAATATTTATTGTCTTTAAATGGGTTTATCGTGGGTTGATCCAAACCCATGATAAACCCTCGCTCCCACCTGTCGTCAGTATCACTCACACTTCCCCTACCAAAAATTGCTATAATATAACATTTTATAAGATATCGCGTAGAAAAGAAGGGGGGGGGGGCAAGGGAAAATAAAAAATTATAAAATATTTTTTCCTTTTTCGAAACCCCAAAAAATATTTTGGGCCGAGTCAACCAGGAACTTTTTTTGAGGTTCCAAAACTATGCTGCCGACCTAGGCGACCGGTTCTGCTAACATCGCTCTTTCGATGCGTTCCATATCGGTCTTTATCCGATGGCATGCAGGACAAAGTGCCTGTACATTATCATCGTCATCTTTACCACCTTTCCACAGTGGTATAATGTGGTCCACATCGTACGCCTCTAGTTTGCCAGCCAATTTACAAGCGTCGCCTGCACACTTCCAATTCTGCCTTCCAGCGATTTTACGTCGTTCTGGCTCTGTTCGGTTAATACGTGTTGTTTTTGTTGTTTTTTTGCGCTTGCGGTGTTGTTTAACTTCATCATTGAGTTCTGCAAACCTTTCCGCAAGTAACTTTTCAAACATCCTGAGATCCTCGCGTTGCTCATCGAGTAGCTCGTCCTTTGCCGCTAGTTGTTCTTTCGTATATGCTAGTTGTTCTTTCGTATATGCCAGCTGTTCCTTTGTATCTGCTAGTTGTTGTTTCATTTGTTCTATCAATTTATCCTTATCATTAGGAATAAGTGAGCATCTTTTCCTGTGCTGAGCCCAGTTGCTGATACCTATGGTAGTGAAACCACACTCACAGGTACGAGCTTCTTTATACTGCGTAGTGGGCATACCTCCTATTGGATACCAAACATTTCTTGTCTTTAAATGGGTTTATCATGGGTTGATCCAAACCCATGATAAACCCTTGCTCCCACCTGTCGCCATTGCCACTCGTACTTCTCCTACCAAAATGTACTATAATATAACATTTTATAAGATATCGCGTAGAAAAGAAGGGGGGGGGGGGCAAGAGAAATTTGAAAAACTTTTGTAGGCTCAAAAAGTTTTGACCCAAAAAATATTTTTGATCAAAAAATAAAAAATAGAAACAGATAAACAATGATAAATAAATCAATAATCGAAAAAATTGCGAGGTTCATGAAAAAAAATAGAATTTATGCATTTTTTGTTTGTACAATCATATTGGTATTGATTTTGATTGTAGATTTTTCTGGTGAATTGACCACCGCCATTCCTCTGTCTAACGAAAATCACAACGTAGGGGAGGAGGTAGGGGAGGAGGTAGGGGAGGAGGTAGTGGATGAGCAAAAGTTTGTGTGTCGAGATGCGATGAAAGCATATTACTGTAATTCAATCGATAGATGCGGTAGGGGTTCGTGTATCCCAGCGAATACGATTAGATGTGATGATAAACCTGATGGATCAACTTATGACTGTCGAATGGGTCAAACTTGTGGAAGAGGAAGATGCATTCCAGAAGGGAAAAAGATGTGTGAAATGTTACCTCGTTCCAGAGAATGTAGAAACACGCATAGTTGTTGCAGAGGCACGAATGCTACGAATTCAAATATATCTTGTTTTCCGTCTCGTAAATGTCCAACTGGGTCTATTGGTGTGCCCGAATATTTTCATAATCCATATCAGTATTCTGGTTGAATATAACTTTTGTTGGTCTGCCAGGTAATATTTGATTCACTTTGAATTCTCCAGCATAAAAGTTATGCAAGTTTCTCATATCCACACCATTAGAAACATATATTTGAACAACATCTCCTGATTCTACATTCATACTATCTCCGGGTTTTTGTTGCCAATCAGGTAGATTCCATATGACTTTGTAAGTACTGACAAATTGACTAAATGACTTATTGAATAGTTTCTTCCCACCAGTCATTATGCGAATAACTTTTATTTTTTGAGTCAAAGGATCCATGTATGCACCCGATCTTCTTGTTCTATCATGTAGAGGACCATAGAAAAGCTCTTCTGAATATTCACACCTGGTCATGCCAAGCGTTTCCAAGTCTTCAGGTCCTGTGATTGTATGTGTTTCCATTTGCATCAAAAAATCATAAAGTGCTTTTAAGTGCAATAATATATTTCTTTATGTCAAGTCAACATGGGCGGCGGTGGTTCAAAGCAAACGTCAATTCTCAGAGAAATAGATTCAAAACTTGACGCTCAATTCAAAGCACATTGCAATTCTAGCGCTCAAAGTATACAGGAAATAAATTTGAAAGATGTAAACATAATCGCCAGGGATAACTGTAGGATTTCATTCATGAACAAAGCTTCAGTAAATAGTAGTTGTGATATGGGTCCAATAATCGATGCTGTAGCCGAAATGGCTGTTAGCACAAATGCAGAATTCGCCAAAGGTCTGCAAGACGCACAAGATCGCCAGGCAAATATGAAATGTGAGGCAGATAACTGCGAAGATAAAGTCAAAGTTGCAGTTACAAAGAATCTGACTTCAGCTTGTGAGTCATCATCAAAAGCACAACAAACTATGAACCTTACGGGTGCAACAATATTTTGTGATGGCAATACGGTGGCAGAATTCGGAAATTTTTCCGAGGTCAGAGCGACTTGTCTTAGATCGTTGCTTCATGGTGGTTTGGAAGAAATATCAGATGAAATATCAAAAGAAATATCAGAAGAAGGAACAGGAAATGTTGGTGGATCGTCTCTGCCTCTTGATGATATGATTATGATGGGTTGTGCATTAATTGCAGTTGTTATAATTTTAAAAAAATAATTTGTGTAATACAATTATAATGAGAACAATAAAGCTTTCAGTTATGTTTGGTATTATGACAATGATATTTATGGCAATTTGGTTCACTTTATATGACAAATTGGTAGAGGGTTATGTGAATACAAAATATCTTGCTCTCACATCTATTTTGGGTTTTGTTTCTGGAGTTTGTGCATATTATTCTGTTCTTATTACTGGTGCACAAACGTGGATTTAAAAATACTCTTTGAGTCTCACTTCCCCATTACTATTCCCATTGATCTTCATCTTCATCTTCGTCTTTATCTTTATCTTCGTCTTCATCCTCCTGACAGAGTTTAATATAAGTATCGTATTCTTCATCTGTCATGAGCTGCAGATCCTCCTCAGTCAGTTGGGACCATCGTTTCAAAACTCCCCTGACCATCACTTCGACTTCGTCCTCTGTTTCTTCAAGGTTTTCTTCAAGGTTTTCTTCAAGGTTTTCTTCCCCAAGGTCCGTTGTGCGCCTCAAGCGTAGTGATTCAGGTATGGTGGGGCATACCCAGGGGGTGAAACGAGAGCCAATCGTGATTTCGTATGCTTCGTAAAGAGCTGTGTGCGCAAGATTGAAACCTGTGGTCACATAGTCCTCTCTGATTTCTTGATAACAGGACTGACAAATTAGTGCCGTGCAGTCATCGTTCGGTATATGCTGGGAAGGATCACTGGTATGACAGCCACATATCAACCTATTACGTTGTGATTGACTCCGTATCCAGCATATTCTCTGATGCAGTGAAATGTAGAACATGTCCGTGTCCACTTCCCATTGCTGTGCACATCTTTCCAACCGATTTTTATCGAGAGGAACGTTTTCCACTGAAAGCTTGAGATGTAGTCCGGTGTGTTTGCGCCAACAAGTCAACAGCAGATTGTTACTCGAAAGAATGCCCGATCCGAATCTAATTCTTGACACAACCACTGGCTTTGTTGGTGGAGGCTTCGACTTCGCCATACCCATATTTTGCCAATGGCCTAAAATCCGTCGTATCAAATATTCTGTCCATCCCGTTGTCGCAACGAGATAATGTTCAGAGAAGGTCCTTGATCGGTTCTGAAATTGATTGATCGATAGAATGTACCGTGCAAGAATGACATCTGTCTCACTTAGAGCGAAGAACTCCACTACCTTCAACCACACCACGTCTTCTTTGCCGAGGTTCTCCATGTCAAGCGTGCAAACCCAACCGGCAAACCCAACCGGCAAACCCAACCGGCAAACCCAACCGGCAAACCCAACCGGCAAACCCCAACCAATTCGGACATGATCGGACTGATTTCCACACTGTTCGTGCTGAGTTACCCAGTCGCACATGTACGGTGCAACTTCCGGTCTGAGGTCTACAACTTCGGTACAATCTCTGGCAACTGGTCTGTCAGCATCACTGCAGAAAACCAAATGAATATGTCCTTCATCTCAAGCACCGGCGATTATTTTGAGTGTCCGATGCAGGATTTTTCATGTAACAACAAGGACGTTCACATTCGGACCAATTGTGTGAAAGACATATTCACCAAGTTCGACATCCAACTGAACACAGTACGATACGATATGGAGAACGACTCAATGTCAATGTCTTGCCAGGAGGAATGTATCACTTCTGTTCTGTAGCAAGGCGGTGGGAAGTGTACGCGAAGAAAGTGTAAGCGTATCCCGGGTGGAGTGACGAATTTTAAGCATCGATCGGGCAAAATGGCGGATTGTTCGTAAACAAAGTGAAATGTGAAATATTTTGCATTAGTAGATGGAAACACTTCCGTACGGTTTGAATGTAGACGAAATAGTGACTGCAAACGCACTAGAGGAGATAGAAGTCGATCGACTTGGATACTCAAATCATCATAACGATTTGAACCCTCAAGTAATGTTTGCATCATTTTCTGATGAATCTTTTGATACTTATAGTGATTACAACCGTGTTTTTGTGAAAGGTAACACTATTCCACTAAAGTTCCCAGCGTTTGGTGAAAGTTATCCGGACGGTTCTGGAGTTGGAGTGGGCACTGGTTTGAAATACAATACTGGGACTTTGATTGTACAATGCCAATTACCAATATCAGCAATAAGAGTTAAACCTCCATGTACATTAGAGGTGAGTATATCATCGAATTTTGACGACATTACACAGTTTGTAGGTGCTACAATTACTTCTGGTGATGGAACTTGTTCTGAATTGTCACTTTCAAGTAATGTATCAAACTTTCTAGTATTGGATCATGTTGGGTCTTTGAATTTGTATGAAATCGAAGTATTTACTCCAATCGTGCTATTACCCTTTTCAACGTTCCCAGTTATGAATAACGGAAAAACGCTACCATATTTGGTGTCCAATTTAGGAAGCTTGAATGTAGTGAGAAAGGGTGGATTACAGAATGAAACATTTACTGTATGCACGGCTGACATTTCCAAAAGTTTTGGTAACACAAGAATCTCCCAAAAATCTGTTCACAATCTTTCGTTAGAACAGTTCTACTTAGAAGAAGCAAGTTTGCATGAACATATTTTAAGAGATGCTAATTCAATATTTCCAATAATATCAGCAATTGAACGTAATTGTTTCAACCATCAAAAAATGACACAACGTTCATTAAACTTGATAAATGAAAGTGATAGTGAAAAGATGAGAGATTTGGAATGCAGAATTGTATCTGAAATGAGCACCACGGGGGTGCCACAACTTTTATTCAATGGAATTGCGGCTCCTCAAAATTTAGAAATCATAGCAGATGTAAAATATTTTTTTCAACCAGAAAGCATAGAAATAAATGGAACAAGTGTCTCAGAAGTAAAACTAAGTGAAGGCAATAGCGTAATATATAAGAAAAACAATGTCTCTATTGGAATAATAAATGCAGTGAAAAAAATACCAACAGAGATTTACGAAACACCTAATTTTTTTATGAATGAATATTCTCTGGAAGAAATATTGAATGATGTGTCTAATGTATCAAACTCGTTAAATTTACTTACATCTACAAGAACGCCTAACTTTGGAAACACCATATCACATGCTGCTTTTATAGACGAAAATGGCAAAACCCTTAATTGCGAAGAATGCATCTTTCTTCCTGCAGATGTGAAAACTATATCAGTGTATTGTTCAGATACATCTGTGCCAGTGCAAATTCTCATTGATGGCGATATGAAATATGAAATACAAGTTTCTAATGAAAGACTTAGTATTGTAACTATAGAATTGCCAAGTGAAGCTGGTGTTCATACATTAACTACCAACAATGGATCCAATTCATTATTCAGGATATCTGAAAAATCAGTTATTCACGCTCCGATGCATCCTTCTTACTATACATCAGGTCAACTTGAGCGAGATACATTCTCATCCTCTTCATTAATGATTGTTGCCCAACTCAACAATTTTGATTTGATTGATGACACCACGATGATTGCTAAATCTAATTCTTCCTTGATTTCGATTCAAGACATTTTTTTTCACGAAGATAACTATAGTTGCACAAACGCTTTGTTCTGCAGGAAGAAGGCCATAGATTTGAAGAATCCAAATATCTTGTTCGATCATTTCGACAGTGCATGGGATTTGTGTTCAGAACACCCTTGGTTGGCTTGTTTAAATGTGCGAGACGGATGTATTGTAGTACATGCTCAATTAAGTTTCACAAATTTTACGTTTTGGTGGAATCCAACAACATTGAGCGACGTAACTATAATACAAGGTCAATCATGTGTTTTCATTACTAACAACAAATTAGTAATTGAAGATTCAACTAATAGGTTTGAATGTGACGCAAGTTCCATCGAGTTGTCCAAATGGAATCACATTACATTTACCAGCAATTCGTTTACTGTAAATGGAATTACCATTACTACCACAGTTACCACAGTTATTTCAAATACACATAGAATTATACCTTCAGGAACCGTGGTCGGTACAAATCCTACATTGAATCTAAAACCATTACTTACTCAAAATGCATCCTATTTAGTTTTACAAGATTTCACAACAGACAGATTGCATGAAAGCGAAATAATATTACAGAACATAGATTTGATCTCATCTTTTGAAATGACGGTAATTAATACAGACACGTTAGTAGATACGCTAACATGGGCTAACACTGGAACTGGAACACTTCCAGAACAAATATTTAAATTGAATAACCACACCAATCCCATTTCTCACATTACAGGAATCAATTTACCATTTTCAATATCTTATATTTCAATGAAATTCACATCGTGTGGGTACATAAAAAACGTGTGTTGTTACACAGATACTGTACCGAACATTGTTATAAAAGATGGCTTCGAAAATAGAGATAATGTAATTGATTTTCAACGGCAAACGGTGTCATCGATTTGTACGAATCAAGAAGAGAATACAGTCAAAACAGAGCATTATAACCAAACGAATGTTGCAAGTGATGGGACGTTTAGGTACATAGTAAACTCTGTACCATCATCTTTCTATGTGACTCCGCCATCATTGATAATGATGAACACTAGCCAAACAACTCCGTATTCTATACTGCAATCTCTCCTCATCTTATTCAACAGACGCATTGAAGTGTTTCTACGTGATGACTCAACTCTATTCACAATGTCCGGAAGTGACGGGTCGACAACACTACTAAGAGCTAGCTTTTGTACTCTACTCTCGTCACAAATCTCTATACCGAACTCGTTTCTCAATTTGTCCCCGGCGACGACCTACACAATACACCTAGCACGAGCTCGTCTTTTTCAGTTCGAGGGACATGTTCCCTGTCTCGAAACAAGCATTTCCTTCAGCACAGCATAGTCTCAAACGAGCAACTTCTAAACGAGCAACTTCTAAACGAGCAACTTCTTAGGAACATTGCCCACCATGGAACCCTCGTCGAGCAGCGTTTGGCAAAGATTGCAAATCACATTTTCGGTAGCCTTCTCTGGAAGCCCACAGATCTCACAGTCGTCCCTGACAAATGTCTGGGGGTGAAAGCATTTCTTTGAGACTGTGAGACTCCTAAAGTCCAGGCATGACGGCGATGACGACGATGATCTCTTGCCAGCGACTTTAGGTGATATAACGCTTTCCCTGGGGGAGGCCCGCTGGTCCAGTTTCGATAAATCTATCGATACACCACGACCAGTGTACGCGCTCGTGCGCGGAAGTGTGGTCTTCTTCATGGCTAACTGAGCACGATTTGCGCGCGAAAGATTGTTAACGGTGGGATTTGGTGCGAGCACGAGGGATACACATGTGTGCATTCGAGATTCGAGATTCTTCACCCGACTCTCTTCCTAGACGCTTCTTCTCTCTCGTTTTTTAAATTTTAGACAAGAAAGAAGAAGAGAGGCCATAGGGGGTGGCGGGTGAAGAATCTCGAATCTCGAATGCACACATGTGTATTCCTTGTCGTACATCTCAAATCCGGATCGGCCAAGGAGATGACGGACGCACACAAGAATCTCTGTCATATCTTAAGGCGGGTCCTTGCGGACGCCTACCGTGTGGCCGTCCTGAATCATACTGTCCCCCTGATGTTCTGCTGTGTCGTCAACAACAACCACTTTCAAGTCGCCCTCGTCGATGTCGGCGATGCCATCGCAGCGTTTGACGCCGGCTTTCCTGTCCAGCTCTTCTTGATGGACTCCCTCAAATACGAGATCGCGCATAAGGACGCGATCAAGTTGTACGTACTCGCAACCATCTTCTTCTTCAAGAAGGGTACCTCCTGGATGCGGGACACCCTGAAGCAGTCAAATGGACAGATACTCACATCAGTCATCGATGTCATCCCAGACACGTTTCTGAAAGACTTGAAGGAATTCAAGGTGTCTGTCGAGAACATCAATCTTGAGCAAAAGAATGGCTACGACTGTGGAATCTTTTGTGTGCTCCAGATGTCTCGCCTGTTCAGCTTTCTGTATGGCAACAACGACCACAATGTCTACTCCTTCAAGACTGGCGACAAACTCTGTCGATCGCACATCTTGGACTGTCTAACGACACCAATCAATAAGATTTTTCCTATCACCCAGAAGGTCGTCAACAAGTGGCGGGTCTGCGAGTTTCTCTACCTGCTCAAGCTCTGGATGACAAAGTTCAAGAAGATCAAATGCCAGGGACTCAATGATGTCGCCGGCACGACCTATGCCAAAGTTACCGAGGTTCCCTACATTGGTGTAATTCATGCTGGTAAGACTTGCACAATCGCTTCAGTCAACTATCATCACTGTCAGATCCAGGTCAAGAAGAAGGATGGGACGATCACGCAGCCTATCGAGTGGAGTCAAGTCAAGTTCGCTTTAACACCAACGGTTGACGATATTCCATTTCAAATCGCTCTCCTGGATGAGAATGAGTACACTTACTATCCATCAACTAAGGATATTTGCCGCTTGTATCCAGGACATGCTTTGGACAAACATAAATTCATTAGCTCCGACTACCTGTTCTGGAAAATCATGATCATTGACAAGCGCACTCAAAAGTGCGGAGACCCCAACGCAATGGCGGGTCTCGGCATGGATTCTTTCAATGTCGAGAACGCGTCCGCCTTCCTTAAGTCGTGTAACTCGCGTAAGCGCAAGCATCTGTCGGCTGTCGAAGCGAAAGTCGAATCGCTTATCAGTGATGACAGTGATTAGTTCGCGTGACCACCCAAGCAATGATCACTAATTCTCCCATTAAGACTGAGATTGAATTATTTTTATCATTTTTTATGTACATAACATAATAAATGCCGGAAACTATAATGGACCGAAAACGTATTACATACCGTCCAAGCCGTCCAAGCCGCAGTCCAAGCCGCAGTCCAAGCCGTTATGCAAACCCTAATGTGTCCTACCAAATTATGAATTTGCTCATAAACGATAAAAACAAGAAATTGAACGAATTGAATTTGGCACGATTGAGAACATTATCAAAGTCTACAAAACAACAGATAAATAAACATCACCCAAAGCTAAAGGAAAAATATGGTGATGAAATGAATAGAATCAGGTTGTCCCTGAGGTACAGTTGGAACCAAACGAATATATTGAACGACAAGAGAAAGCGACCCATCCTAAGGCAAATGAGAAAAAGCAACTCACAGATAGTCGCAAACGCATTTGAAGCAATGCGTAATGACCCCTGGTTTATCAAAGGTAGTTTATATGAAAAAAAATTCTTGGAAAGACCTGATAAGAATATCAACGATGAAAACATGAAATCCTTTAGTATAGTTCTTGCCAGCGGGTCGCTGGGGAATTTGGAGCACCTCTTTCTCAACTACAACAAGATCGGCGACAACGGCATGGTCGCCTTGGCTGATGCCATCAAGCCCACCCCTGAGAACCCCATGGGGTCGCTGGGGAATCTGCAAGTGCTCGATCTCAGCCACAACCAGATCGGCAACAACGGCATGAAGAAGTTTTCCCGCCAACTGACCGTGGGGTCACTGGCGGCATTGACCCATCTCAATCTCGCCATCAACCAGATCTCGGTTCCTGGCATGGTATCCTTCTCGAATGCCATCGCCAGGGGGGCGCTGGCGAATTTGATAGATCTTTCAATCCACCACAACCAGATCGGCAAAGATGGGATAAAGGCACTCGCCAAGGCGATCAAGCCCACCCCCAAAAACCCCATGGGGGCGCTGGGGAATCTCAAGGAGCTCGATCTCGACCACACCAAGATCGGTGATACAGGGATGCAGGAGTTCTCAACCGCCATCGGTTCGCTGGCGAAATTGCAGAGGCTCTTGCTCATCGGTAACCAGATTGGTGACGCTGGGATGATCGAGTTTTCCCGCCAAATCGCTAGTGGGTCGCTGGGGAATCTCGAGAAGCTCTACCTCCAAGAGAATCAGATCGGTGATACAGGGATACAGGCGTTCTCAACCGCCATCGCCAGCGGGTCTCTGGCATCTCTTCACGAGCTTTTCGTGGACGATGCCGTAATCCATCATCCACAACTGTGGGCTGCATGCCGAAAGCGCCGCATCAAACTTGGTTGAATCCAATGATTCTTATGTATCATGCGTTGCTTTCAACAAAATAACCAAATACTACAAACTTTTCAAGAATATTTTGACTTGCGGAAACTCTTAAGGTGTCTCCCCCTGCAAGGGGGAAATCCTTCAGCAATATTCCATCTTCTTTGACGGATTTTAGTGAAATCCAAATGCTCATATTGTCATCAGATACAGAAGTTACATTTATTTTAAACATATCGCAACCAGTCTGTAATTCATGAAATTCTTCATCAATTGATGCTCTCACACTTTTGATAGTAACAAATTGATCATGATCAGCAATGTGAAGCTTATTTCCTGGTTTTGAAAAATTTTTGTTTACTATCAACTTTTTGTTACTAAGCATTTGGTATCTATAATTTCTCAATTAACTTTGCTTTTAATATAAGCCAAAAACTCAAGGCCTTGAGTTTGGCCTTGAGTTTCGAAACTCAAGGTGCGGCGGCGGCGGCGGCATTAGAGGAGGCGGGGTTGGCATTAGAGGAGGTGGGGTTGGCATTAGAGGTGCTGGCGTTGTTGGCGGTGCTGGCGTTGTTGGCGGTGCTGGCGTTGTTGGCGGTGCTGGTCTTCTTGGCGACCCATTTTCGAGGATCCACTGCTTCCCCTAGAGTTTGGGTTCCTTTTGCCAATGCACCAGCTAAAGAGCCCATTCCTTTCACTCCGGACTGAACACGTTCTGCTGCTTTTCCAAAAACTTGCGAACCCGTGCTCCCCACGGTTGTTCTCAGTGAATCCGCTTGTGCCTTTAATCTGGATGAACTCAAAATTTGACCCGGATTTGATATGGAACGTGTTTCTACACCCCCGCCTGTTTGTTGGGACCGATTGCCTAAGCGGGCAATGGGTGATGTTAACCTATCATAAACAAATCCACTTGTACGATTCATTAAGCTTTCTACTCGATCATTTATCGAGCTGTTAAAATGTCCTGATAATCTAAAACATATAGTAAAAATCAACAAAAATAAAACAAAGAAAATCCAGTAAAAAACTGAATCACCCGCCCAAATAGGGTGAGCAGATTCTTTTTTATCGAAATGAACCTCAACTTTCTTATCGCTAGGATCACTGCTTCTTGTAAACTCCAGTTTAAATTTTCCTGCTGTGTTATTTGTCTTTGTGAAATTAAACACATATTTTGCAATGTAACCACAATGATCAGGTGGTGTATATTCTATATCGGGTTTCTCGTTCGAATTGGCGGTCGTACAACTATCCAAACTGGAAGTGTTCGGAGAGCATTTTTTCCATGACATATTTTTTTCTCCTTCCTCTTTGTTCGGTACTTTATTCAGTGTCGCTCTATTATCTGTGTTATCATCCGCTTTCACTCTTGCCACGGGGTAACCTTTTTCATCAATGTACTCAAAATGGAATTCTTTAATTTTTCGTGATTTTAAAAATAATTGTTCGTTGATCAAGCCTGCAATAGCTCCCGACAAACTCCCCCAAACCCCTCCATATACAATGGATGCGAATATTCCAGCAACAAATCCTGCGAAACCAGCCTGTTTTCTATCACCTCCCTGACCGTTCTGCTGAATACCAGTAAAAATTTCTCTTTGTGTGTTGTTAAGCGGAATAAACAGAGCAGCAGCAGCGGTTGCTATCAAAGCTCCCCAAAACGCTCCCGCTCCAGCCCCCACCTGGTCGTGGGTACCATACACGACCAGGGGGTTGCTTTCGGTCCCCACGCTGGCACTTTCACTACTACGCGAGTTGATGTCGTTAGGCTCATTTCTGCCAGTGCAACCTACATTTTCTTCATCAACTGTTGTGGTTGAGATATCTTGTTCCGCATTATAAGGTGTGCGCCTAAATTCCAATTTTTGTGTATATTTCGCTCCAGTGAACCTGTCATAATTTATGAGTGCATCTGGATCCTCAAGGTGAATCTGAAGCGTATACTCTACGACATCCTGGTCTTCAGTAAATGCACCTTCACCCGCCATCATGGCAATCTGCTTATCACCCAACGATTCGCCATTAGATATAATCCCTGATTTATTAAGTACAAGGTGCACAGTTGATTTATTGGTTAGATCATTGTAGCTGGTCTCGTTAATTATTCGACTGCTGTCAATTTCGGAGCCATTCACATCAAACAATCTAAAAGAAAGATTTTCACTTGTAACATTTACATCTGATTTTTTGCCATCTAGCTTTTGTAAATGAACGTCAAAAGTTTTCATTGAACCTGATGTTAATTTCTGTACCTCACAACATCTCTGTGATTGTCTATCTATGCTAATTGTTGGTGGTCTTAGTGTACAGGTAGTCCTAGATATTGCAGTCTGCGAGTCAGACTGCCACATGCCAATAGTAATTATTGGCACAAGGAAAAAGAGCGTTGCAAGACCATATGATATCACAGCAACAATGAATTTTTTACTGCCCTCATCACGGAAAATGTATGAGCCCCTTTCAATGTAAAAAATAATTGTGAGAAACATTGGCCAATATATCAATTGTCCGACAAAAGCTCCCTTTGATGTACATGGTACGTTTTGGTAGGGTTGTTTGGCTTCTGGACTTGAATGAAATGTCGTTAAAATCATAAATAAATAAAATAACATGAACACCAATAAACCGAACCCACGCAAGATCTGGCCTTTTTTGTTTGTAGCAAAAAAGTAAGCGAAAATCAATTTGTGAATAACAAAAATTCCAAGTGCTGTTGCAAACCACGTGTAATTGAAGTCTAGAAAATCATCAGCAGCCCCTGCTGGTTTGTTCAAACACACCTTGTTTGTGTCACACGTGGATGTCCTTATAACTGCATGTAATGAAAAAGCGAGTGACAAAAGAACAATCCAAAACATAGCCGGTGTTTCTACAGACATCAATAAGTAAGATGTAGCAGCAGAGGTCAGTGTCACAACAATACCTAGAAACATTTGTTCTATACCTTCTTCATACCAAACGTGTGCAGTGAGTGAGGAGAACAGTACCATTATTGAACACGTCATCACAAATACAAATACGATTTTAAAGAAAGGTCCTTCATATTTATCATTCTTCAGAGTGTCAAAAAATTTAGCTAATGAAACATCACCAATCATTTCCCCAACATGATACTTCAATGATTGTAAATGCAAATAATAACTCAAAAATACTAGTACAAACACAGTAAAATTACTCATTTCAATAGAAGTGTATTGTGATATCTTCACAAAAACATCAGATGAAGCTAGTTCGTCTGAGCTTATGGAAGCTCGTTCAGAATTGGTGTTACCACAAATTGATACCATTTATTATATAAAGGTAAAAAAAATTGTAATTTATGACGTTAGATATGGACTTATTGCCAAATGATATTTTTCTTATTATTCTAGGCTTTCTTTCTACTGTTGACGTGTATTCATTAAAAAAAGTGAACAATGCTTTATTTGAAAAGGTAAGATTTTGTCAAAAAGACACAACCCACTTGGTTGATACCTTTTGGGGTGTCAACGTGAAAAATATACTTCTTATAGGTAGAGATTATTCTCTAAATTACGAACCTGTTATATTTGGTTTGATGACTGTGAAAATATTCAAAAAATTCTACAAATATTTTAAGCCAACACTTTTTCAAGTTAATTGCCGAACAAGCACATTAAATTTGACAAAGTATTTACTGAAAAATAATTTAGGAATGGATATAGTCATCTATGTGAATCAAAAAAATTTGATGACTGTAAACAACACAAAAGCTTCAATAGATGCTAAAAATTTAACTGTTTATTCAGAAGATAAAATAACAATAGAAATTGCAATGCAACTTTTAAATTTAAGGCATCAAAGAGTAAAAAACTTAAAAATCCATGGAGAAGTGAATGATATGCAATTTGTTTTCCATATGTTGCCTGAAGACTTAGAATCTTTGGAAATACATTCTAAAACTGGAGTTCATAACGTCAGAAGTTTGCCTCTCTTTTTTGAACTGGAATTGAACCATTTAAATTTATTTCAATGCTATGAAGTATGCAGTCATCCAGATTGTATAAACTACAATTCAATCACATATCAAATTAGGAAATGTGCAAAGTTTCCAAAGGAAATTGCCATGTCTCCATTCCCATTTAATGCTATAAAATGGTGTGAAAGCCATGGAGTTCAAATCGATTATCAAAATAGTGAATTTTTTGATTTTGAATTTGATGATGTTATGAACTACGCTATCAATTCAGCAAAGACAACCGTCTCATAACAACCAGACATGTGTGTTTTTAATCTTCCGCTTCTGCACTTTTTTCACATTTATTTCTCGTGGCTGTATCGTGGTGATCACATTCGGACACCACGATACACAGCCCTCTCATCCCTGTGGTTCTTCTTGTACCAGGTGCACTCGCTCTGCGTGTTGCTGTGAGCTTCCTTCTCTGCTTTGAGCTGTTCTCTTAGTTCATGGACCTGGTTCTGTAGTTTGAGCTCATCCTCGACTACCCCGTGTAGTTGTTGTTTGAGGCGTGCGATATCTGATGGATCCCCCGTGGAATTGATCGAGGTCTGTAGCTTTTCGATTTGGGACGTCTTCTCCTTGATCTGCTTCTCGATGTCGCGCTTTTGGCATTTGATATTCTGGTTGTCCTCACGCAATCGTTTGTTGCTGCCCTTGAGCCTCTTGTTCTCAGTAGACAAACTCGCAACTATCTCGGTGAGGTCGTTAATCTTGTCATCTTTGTCGGCAATCTCATTGGAGTGTTTCTTCTTTAACTCAGTGATCTCCTTCTGCGAAGTCTCAATCATTGAGTTGATATTCCCGATGAGTTCGGAACCGGTCTGAATCAAGAGGGCCTTCCAGAAGCTCCCCTGCTTCCACTTCCGCACGGGTCGAAACCAGCCGAGAAAGAATCTGACACATTCATTGAGATTGCGACTGACCCAAAACTGGATGGCAACCCCAATTCTGTGATCCTGATCGTCGCCGTTTGGCATCATGTACGCGTGAGCATCCTGTGACCCGGAGTGATATGGCAGTGACATCTGAATCATACCGTCACCAAACCACGTAAGAGCTTCTCGTGTGAACGCCCTGCTAGGTGAATCCGGTCCCGCAGACTTGGAATACATCTTGACACGTCCGCCGGGTTTTTCAAGTCTCCACGCCGCACCACCGGACTTTTGAGCGAACTCTGGGAACGAAAACCACCTCGTAGCGTTTCTGAACCTGGTGAATCCAGCATCCGTCCCTGCGTACCTGGTTGCTGCTGGAAAATGCTTCATCACCTCGCCTTCCGTGGTCAAAGCCTCATGGACCCACGGCATTGTCGCACAGTGCTCGGTTGGGTTTGGTCTTGGCACACATGGGCACACATGTGTACCCAGACCAAACCGACACTTCCCCCGCCACCTCTCCATGCCATACCTTCTTCTTTCTTGTCTAAAATTTAAACAAGAAAGAAGAAGAAACATGCTAAGGTGATGACCGGTCCAACACATTTTTTCGTAAGGTACACATGTGTTCCCTTGTGGTCGGGCACCAAGGGTGTCTACTCTCGAGCACCAACACTCAAGCCGCCCAAGCGTGCCGCGCCCGTCAAGCGTGCCGCGCCCGTCAAGCTCATGCCGCCCAAGCGTGCCTCGCGCAAGCGTGCCTCGCCCGTCAAGCTCATGCCGCCCAAGCGTGCCTCGCGCAAGCGTGCCTCGCCCGATAATGACACGGCCGAGATGAACAAGAAGACGGCCGAGATGAACAAGAAGCTCTTCTCGGCGGTCACATCGGTGGGCAATGACTGGATCTGCCCCATCACCCACGAGCTCCCGCTTGACCCGGTCACTGCCGAGGACGGCTACACGTACGAGCGCTCCGCGATCGAGGAGCACATCCGCGTACAGGAGGAGCACGCCACGCTTCGGTCGCCGATCACCAACCAGCCGATGGGCTCGCAGCTGATGACCAACTCGCAGGCGCGCAACACCATCGAGAAGCTGGTGCGCACGGGCGTGCTGGACGACAAGGCGGAGCAGTGGCTGCCTCGGCTGGAGGACGAGGAGAAGGTGAAGGCGATGCGTACGAGGGCGGAGGGCGGCACGGAGGGCGACAACATTCAGGCGATGGAAACACTCGGCTTGTGGTACATGCTCGGCCAGCATGGACTCCAAGTGGACCATGATAAAGGTTACGAGTTGCTAAAGCGTGGCGCGGATCTCGGTAGCGTGTCGTGCATGACGAAGGCTGCTCTAGTGCTTCTGGATCAGGCCAATCAGAACATCACGTCACGCATCAGCCACGGCGTGTATCTGTTGATGACGGCTGCGGAGGAGGGCTCAGCAATGGCCACCACTGTCATTGCAAAGTGCCACCACAATGGGAAGCTAGGCTGGCCCATTGATTTGGCGCAGGCCAAGAAGTGGTATGCGAAGGTGCCCTACGCGTCCGTGCACGATGCGAGCAAGATGGACATTGCGCTTGCGGCTGATCAAGTGGTCTCGCTGGGAAAACAGCTGGAGCAGAGTTGAGCGTGGGGAACCTACCGGGGATGCTCGGCGGGAAGATTGTTGTTGTAAGTCCCACAGAAGGTCCGCTGAAAGGGCAATGTTATGTCCGATATATGTACGAATATGTAAGGTTCCATCCGGCAAAATGCCGGATGGCGGTCGGGGAAGAAAAATGGAAAAAAGGATTCAAAAAGCAAATGTTGGAGAGATATAAAGAAGAAGAGAAAGAACAAAAAATAAAGTTTTACAAGGCTTCTGAATTAGCATTACCTGAAGGAGGAAAACTAAGAATACCTCCACAAAATTTATGGTTGTTTGTACATCCTTTTTCATAACAAAAAGATTTTGTTTTTAAATAGTGGTACCACTAGTGGTACCACGTTATGTTTCTCCTGCCACGAGACGAGTTGTTCTGCTGGGCCGACATGTGTGCTAGACTGAGACCACGCCAGAGTATTCCTTTTAATACATTCTCATTTTTTTCCGTACATTATACTATCGAATGACAGATTTAGAAAGAGCATGACCCAAAGGAACACATTGTTCCCTTGTGGTCGTATCTCAGACTGAGATGCGTGCAAACCCAACCAACGTGGCAAACTGCCGCGAGATGGGAATGCCAGAGTCCACACCGATGGAGGTCCTGAACGACATGAGGCAGGAAGAGAATCGGAAAGCCCGCTGCCGCGAGATGGGAATGCCAGAGTCCACACCGATGGAGGTCCTGAACGACATGTGGCAGGAAGAGAATCGGAAAGCCCGCTGCCGCGAGATGGGAATGCCAGAGTCTCGGATTTAATATGACATTTTGCTTCCCGCCCATGATAAGCTCACGTCCTCGGGTGCCCGACCAAATTAGAGTGGTGGTCAGATTAGAGTGCTACACTAGACAGACTAGCCGGGTGAAGATACGCGTAGGCTTAAAACCTACGTAAACGGTTTGTCGAACGCCCTTTGTAAGGGGTAGTAGATAGATCGAGCAAACAGTCGGGAACCGATATGGCCGACTCCGCCCCTCCCTTCCTCTCCTAACTAATTTGTGTGTGTGTAGGTCCGGACTTTCTATTTCTTCAAGTTC